TATTGTATCATCATGTACAATTAGAGGCCGCTAGATTAAACTATTTTGAGGAACAAGGAATTGACGCCGATAAAAATTTACACGGAGAGTTTAAAGATCACCAAGCTCCTGGTGATTTCAGTAAGTATGGTGACCCTATTATGGATACATTATTAAGTTTATCTTTAGAACAGATGCAAACTCTTACTGGAAAAGAACTTACTCCTACTTATTCATATCATAGATTATATACAACTGGTACAGAATTAAAAAAACATAGTGATAGACCAAGTTGCGAAATTTCTACTACTCTTTGTTTAGGTTATGATGCATCAAATGTTGACGCTAGTAAATATCCTGATTGGGATTGGCCAATATTTATAAAAGAAAAAGATGGAAAAGAAATTCCTGTTCATATGAAACCAGGCGATATGATTATCTACCGTGGTTGTGAATTAGAGCATTGGAGAGAACCATATTGGGGTAAAAATCACGCACAAGTCTTTTTACACTACAATGAAAAAAATGGACAATATGATATTCCACGTGATGGTAGACCCATACTTGGAATGCCAGCAACATTTAGAAGTAAAGAAGCAATAAATGAACAAGACAATAAAAATGTAACAGAAAATAAGGTAATAAATACATCTAAAAAAATTATATACTAAATTATATTAAATTATGTCAAGTGTAAAGATTGAACAAAACTGGAAAGTACAGGTTGTTAATGATAACCCTACATTTCCTTTTGTAGTGGTAGACAATTGGTATACTCCCAATGAAGAAAAGGCAGTTTGGAAAGAATTAGATTTTCTTAGTACAACTCCAAAAAATCAAATAGATCGTGCTGAAAATACTATCGTAGCTCGACATAAAGACGGCAGATCAAAAAGTAAAGCATATAGATTTTACATGGAAGACTTTTACAACAAACGTGAAATATCGCCTATATTAAACTGCATGTATAAACAGAGAACACCTGAATTTCATAAGATTTTAGAAGATAATTGTATGCCATATGCTCGTACTTTTTCAACTTCAAATGATGATTCAAGCTTACTATCTTATTACGAAGAAAACGATCACTATGAACCTCACCACGATACTTTTGCGTGGACTTGTTTAATATGGATGGTAAAAGAACCACGACTATTTAATGGTGGCGACTTTAAATTAAATGAACCTGATATAGAAGTTAAATTAAAAAATAATAGAATGGTAATGTTTCCTTGTTGTTATTTACATAGTGTATCACCTGTAAAATTTCATACACAACCAAAAGAAATAGGATATGGAAGATATACAATAACACATTTTTATTATGGAACACCAACAGGATAATGTCAAAATTTTTTGTACATAATCTATGGCCAATACCCATTTATCATGGAGAAATACCTGTAAAACAAGAATGGAAAGATGCTGTTCTTAATTTAGAATATGAAAGAACACATATTAATAATAGTGATATTTCTAAAGATCGTTATATTTTAAATACCATACCTGATTTAAAACAAGATATAGAAAACCATTGTGAAAGATTTGTAAGAAAATATTTAACAGTAAAAGATAACGCAAAATTTTATTTACAAAATTCTTGGTGTAATATACACGGACCAAATGAAAATTCACAAATACACTATCACGCCAGTTCACTATTAAGTGGCGTTTATTATCCTATATTTCCAAAAAACTCTGGTGATATAGCATTTCATAAAGGAAGTATATATAGTAATATATTTCATCAATCAATACGATTTGAATATGAAGAAAATAATAACTTGACTGCTGAAAAATATGTTTTACCTTTAAATGAAGGAACTATAGTCATATTTCCATCTCATTTAGATCATAGCGTAGAAAAAAACATTACTAATGAAAAACGATATTCGATTGCATTTAACTTTTATGTAAGAGGTAAATTTGGAAGAGAAGAATATCAACTGGAGATAAAATAATGAGTAAAGAAGAAAAAAAATTTGAAGTAGATTACACTAATTTAAAACCATTAGATGTAAAAAAATCAAAAGGTAAATTTAAAACATTTACAAATGGAAGCGTAATACAAGGTACAGATTTTCAACCTTATCTTGGAAAACCTTTAGTAGTAAGTTTAGATGAAATACTTTCTATTTATCCAGCAGAAGATGAAATAGGTACAATGATACACGCCATAAATAATCAAAGTACATGGAAAGTATTAGAAGACTTTGAAACAGTAATGAAAAGAATAAATGAATAATGATGTTATGTCGGATTGGCGGAATTGGTATACGCAGGAGACTTAAAATCTCCCGACCTAATGGTCTTGCGGGTTCGAGTCCCGCATCCGACACCACGGGGATTAGCTCAGTCTGGTAGAGCATTCGCTTTGGGGGCGAAGGGTCGCAGGTTCAAATCCTGCATCCCCGACCATTTTTTAAAAGGACATTAATGAGTCTAAGCAAAGAAAATAAAAAAGCCAGAAGATATATTCGTTCTCTGGTTGAGCAGGCAGATTGGATGGGGCATGTTGCCTGTTATCCAATTAAGGTCGTGTTCCTTTCCGAAGAAAAAATGGAAGACTGTTATGCGACTACTGAATTAAAAGGCAAGGGAAACAAAAAATATATTGAGATTGCTTTTGATCAAGAATATTTAAATTCGTCTCATGGTCGAGATTTGTGTCGAGTCAATATGATTCACGAACTCGCTCATGCATTTACATGGGTGGGTGATTCAATAGTCGAGGAAGGTAGAACTTGTAAGTATGGTGTACATGGTCCTGACTTTGGAATTGTATATGCTCAACTCTGGACTGATTTGATAGAAGGTCGCGACGATTGATGAAAACAATATCTCCTAAATAGTTTTGTGAGGCTGTGGGAGGATTTATTTGGGACGCAAAAACAGAAGACTCAAGGTTAAGGAAGCTGAACATCTACAACTAGTAGAGGAGAATGCCCACTTGAAAAAGCGTCGTGTTATGGAAGTAACTATAACACCTCGTAATCTTAAACAGAGATATTTGCTAAGTCTTTTGGAGAATCCAAATAAACACATCAATTTTGCAATAGGACCGGCGGGTACGGGAAAGACCCTGATCAGCACGCTCTATGCAATTAAAAAATTTCAAGAAGGTGAAATTAAAAAAATAGTTATCACAAGACCGGCAGTGAGTGTTGATGAACAACATGGATTCTTGCCGGGAACATTGGTAGAAAAGATGGGTCCGTGGACACGACCAATGTTCGATATATTTGAGGAGTATTATGCTCCATATCAAATAGAAAAAATGATTAAAGATAACGTAATAGAAATCGCTCCGCTCGCATATATGCGTGGACGAACTTTCAAAAATGCTTTGATCATTGCCGACGAAATGCAGAATGCAACTGACAGTCAAATGAAAATGCTCTTGACAAGAGTCGGCGACTGTAGTAAACTTATGGTCACAGGAGATTTGGAACAGCACGATAGAGGATATCAGGATAACGGATTGAAAATGTTTACTGATAGGCTTACCCAATATCATAGTGATATGATTGGAGTTGTCGAATTTTCTTCAGATGAAGTTGAGCGACACCCTGTTGTTTCGGAGGTTTTAAATATTTACGCTAATTACTAATGAATAACCCGTTAGAACGGGAGGAATTTTATTATGATTATTATTGAATGGCTGGTTAAGTTTTTAACAGACTCACCAGCCCCACTCGTTCTAACGGGTCTTTTGTATGCTGGGCAGATGATTGCCTATTTACGACAGAATGAAGTGGGAATGGCAATTACTTTTGGTGCATATGCAATTGCCAATATTGGATTTGTTATTGACTTTACGAAAAGGTTTAATTGAAATGGAGAATGATTTTGGGAATTGATATTTTAAAGTTTTATCGTATGAATGATTATGTAACTCTCCCGAAGATGGCAACCACCGATTCAGCATGTTTTGATTTTCATGCTAACTTTCGAGGTGTTGCGATGGTGAGTTGTCGAAGTGAACAGAATGAACCATATGAAGTAGATCCTATGTTGTCGTCTACCGACACCAACAATAGCTTCATTCTCAGACCAAACCACAGAGCATTAATTCCGACAGGATTGATTGCCGATATTCCAAGTGGGTACTCAATTAGAATTCATCCACGCTCGGGTCTTGCCTTCAAGAGTGGTGTTGCGTTGAGTAATCAAGAAGGTATCGTGGACGCAGACTACAAAGAACAAATTTTTATTTCTATGATTAATTTTTCTGTGATCCCGAAAAAGATTATACATAATGATAGGATTGCTCAAGGTGAGCTTGTTTCTTTATCTAATTATTGGATTCGTGAAATTGATGAAGCTCCTTCCAGAACCACCAATAGAGTGGGTGGTTTTGGTTCAACTGGAGAATAGATTCTGGGGGTATTGATGTGAAGTTAGAAGTTTCGATGGAGGACATGAGAAAGAAGAAAATCTTTATCGGTACTCCAATGTATGGTGGGCAATGTCATGGGATGTATTCAAAGTCCTGTAATGATCTTGCCGCAATGGGCGCACAAATGGGTGTCGAGATTAAGTTCTTTTACCTGTTTAATGAGAGTTTGATTACTCGCGCTAGGAATTATATTTGTGACGAATTTATGCGATCTGGATTTACTCACTTGGTTTTTCTGGATAGTGATATTGGTTTTAACCCGCACGATGTTCTGGCGTTAGTCGCTTTATCTAACGAAGATTCTGATAAAGATATTGTGTGTGGTCCATATCCGAAGAAGTGTATTGCGTGGGAACGAATTGCTTCTGCTGTTACACATGGGGTTTCTGCAACTGATCTAGAACAATATGTTGGTGATTATGTTTTCAATCCTGTTGGCGGCGCACAGCAAATGGCTATCAATGAGCCTGTTGAAGTTCTAGAAGGCGGCACTGGATTTATGTGTATCCAGAGACATGTTCTAGAAAAGTATGCCGAGGAATATAAAGATATTGCTCTTTATCTCCCAGACCATAATCGTTCAACAAATTTTGATGGAAGCAGAGAGATTACGGCATTCTTTGATACGGTCATTGATCCAGACTCTCGTAGATATCTATCTGAAGATTATATGTTCTGTCAGTGGTCGCGAAAAATTGGGTTCAAGGTTTGGATGTGTCCGTGGATGCAGTTGCAGCATGTAGGTTCATATGTATTCTCTGGAAATCTTTCGGCGATTGCACAACTCCCTAATGCGACTCATGGTGGAGTTTCAGATGTTCCTGCACCAAAGACAGCGGAAGCAAGAACTCAATATGATCCACTCAATATTCAACCACCCGCTGCTATTGCTCCGCCACTTCCTTTTCCAAAACTTGATGAAGGTCAGTTAGCTTCTCGCGCAGAGCGAAGGAGAAATGAAGCTGAAGAGCGCCGTAAGAAAAGAAAGGCAAAGAAAAAGAGTAAGTCATAATGTGGAAATATAGTGAACTGGATAATCTGGATGAAGTGAAGGATTATATCGCGAAGACATATTCTTCACACTATGTTGGAAAAGACGATGATGGAATTCAGATTCAGGATTTGTTGGATTCAATTGGTGTGGCAGAAAAGTTTTGCCAAGGAAATGCGATGAAATACATTGCACGATATGGTAGAAAAAATGGAAAGAACAAAATGGATTTGCTCAAGGCAATCCATTACACGCTTTTGATGATGCATTTTAGTGAAAAAAATAATGGAGAATTTGATAATGAAGATTAGTGAAGACACGCTCTCAATACTTAGCAATTTTGCTTCTATCCAAAATTCGATTGTTGTGGATAGCGGTTCTGGCTTGAAGACTATTTCTGAGGATCGAACCATCATGGCACATGCGGTGGTGGACGAAACTTTTCCAAAGAAGTTTGGTCTTTATGATTTGAATGAGTTTTTGAGCGCAACGTCTCTTCTTGAAGATAGTCCAGTTTTTGAGTTTGAAGATCAGTTTATTTTTGTTGAGTCTTCTGATTCAAATCGAAAAATTCGTCTTGAATATTCTGATCCAGTCCTTTTGCAAAGTTGCGTTCCCGGTGGAACAATCTCTCTTCCTGATGACCCAGACTTTAAGTTTATCTTGACGAATGATAACGTCAAGACGATTAAGAAGTCTGCTGGTGTTCTCAATCTTCCTCATGTATGTTTCAACATGAAAGGTGACAGTATTGTTGCTTCGGTTGCAGACAAGTCTAAGAAGTCTCTCAATGGATTTGATATAAAGATCGCTGATGTTGAGATTGCTGGAGATTCTGATTTTTACACGACGCTGAATGTCGATACTGTAAAACTTTTTCCGGGTGATTATGTGGTGAGTCTTTATCGTACTGGAGTGTGTCACTTCTTTAATAAGAATCTTGATTTGGAATATTTCATCGCACCACAAACAAACTATTCTGTGGTGTCTGAATAAGGGAATTTATTATGAACGTTCGTGATGATTTTGTTTGGTGTCAGAAGTATCGACCCCAAACAATTGACGATTGCATCCTCCCCAAATCATTGAAAGAAACATTCAAGGATTTTATTGCAAATGGGGATATCCCAAATCTGCTGTTTTCGGGTTCTGCTGGAACGGGAAAGACTACTGTAGCAAGAGCGTTGTGCCAAGAACTTGGTGTTGATTATATCATCATCAATGGGAGTGAAAGTGGAAACATTGACACTCTTCGCAATGACATTCGCAACTTCGCTTCTGGTGTTTCTTTTACCAACAGCGGAAAGCGAAAGATTGTCATTCTCGACGAGGCTGATTATCTAAACCCGTCTTCAACTCAACCTGCTCTCCGTGGGTTTATTGAAGAGTTTTCTCAGAACTGTGGATTTATCCTTACTTGCAATTTCAAGAATCGAATCATTGAACCGATTCATAGTCGGTGTAGTGTAATTGATTTTCGATTTAGTAAGCAAGATAGTCCAAAACTGGCACTTCAATTCCTGAAGAGGACTATTGAGATTCTGGAAAAGGAAAATGTTAAGTATAGTGAGAAGGTTCTTGTTGAACTTATCATGAAGCATTTTCCTGACTTCAGAAGAATTCTTAACGAGCTTCAGCGGTATTCTGTTTCCGGTGAGATTGATGCTGGTATTCTTACTAATATTAGTGATAAGTCTATCAAGGATTTGATGGGATTTCTAAAGGAGAAGAACTGGAAAGATATGAGAAAGTGGGTTGTCCATAATTTGGATTCTGATCCATCTCGTATTTTCCGTCTTATCTATGATGGATTGTTTGGTTCTGTGAAACCTCAAAGTGTTCCGAAGGCGGTTTTGACCTTGGCTGATTATCAGTACAAGGCTGCTTTTGTGGCTGATGCAGAAATAAATTTGGTTGCTTGTTTAACTGAACTGATGGTAGAATTGGAGTATAAGTAATGGACATTTCAGAAAATCTTTCCACTGTTAGTAGAGATAGTGGATTCTATATCGTTGACTTTGAAAGTGTGGAGTTTGATTTGGAGCCGAGTGCAAAGGTATTCGGACCCTTTCTAACACTAGAAGCCTCGGCTCGATTTGCTAAGTATCTTGCATCAGGATATTCATCCGAGAGCGGAATGCTTTTTACCCAAGAAGAGGATGATGATTAATGGCTAAACTTGGGGATTTTCTAACTGCTATTAATCTTAGCAAGAAAAATTTGATGGAAGAAGATTCATTAACAGAAAAAGAGTATCCTCCCTTCGTGATCAATCGCTCGCTATCATATTTTCAGGATACTGTGCTTTATGCAAATGAGATGAACCTTCGGGGAAATCTCGACAATCGGCTTCAGAATGACTATTTACTAAATAGTGTCAGGAAAAAGAAACGATTTTCGAGATGGTTGAAGCCAGAACAGGATATTGATGTTGATGCGATCAAGGAGTATTATTCTTGTAGTGAAATGAAGGCACGCGAGATGTTTAGCGTATTGACGGGCGATCAGTTATCTCTTATTCATAAACGTTTGAAAAGAGGTGGTTTACAAAATGGAAAGCGAACCAAGAAAAGATGATGATCGAAAATATACAGAACCCAACCTGAGTTCACTCGTCGAGATTGAATTGAATGATGACGATGATTTTTTGAAGATTCGAGAAACTCTTACTAGAATTGGTATCGCTTCAAAGAAAGATCGAACCCTATATCAATCATGTCACATTTTACACAAACGCGGCAAGTATTACATCGTTCACTTCAAAGAGCTTTTTGCTCTGGATGGTAAGCCTTCTAATTTTGATGAAAATGATGTTGCCAGAAGAAATACAATTGCAAATCTTCTAGCAGAATGGGAACTTTTAAGTTTGGTTGATGTTGAAAAAAGTTCTGAACCAACAGTACCAATGAATCAGATTAAAATTATCGCCCACAAAAGTAAAAGCGATTGGAATTTAATCACAAAGTATAACATAGGAAATAGTTCAAAATAGGAGTGTGTTTTGGAACTTGTTGAAGCCAGTCTAAATCGAATCTATCAAAAAACAAAGAACCATGCTGTTGGTGCGGTCACTGCCTTTCGGGGTGACAAAACCAAGGCAGAGAATAAGGCAAATAACAAAAAGGTTCTTGCGTATCTTTTGAATGCGGGTTACTCTGTCATCAAGGTGAAGGGTAGTTATTGGGAAAACTTTGGTAGCGATACCCAGAAGGAAGTTGGAGAAGAATCCTTTTTCGTAGCAAACTATAAAATCGAAGGTGATGATGGTGGTCAGCTTGAACGTGATTTGATTAAGCTGGGTCGCCTTTATGATCAAGACAGTATCTTGAGTGTTCCTTTTGAGCAGAGTGGTTATCTCTATGGAACAACAAAACGAGAAGACGGCTTTCCTGACTACAATAAAAAGGTAGTTGTTGGTAAACCAGTATTTGGTGATGCCAAGGGTGAATTTTTCTCTCGCGTAAAGGGGAGAAAATTTGCTTTTGAATCATACGAAGAGGCTTCAATGCCCATGACATATAACGGAAAGTGGGCTGTTTCACTTTACGCGAAAGAAATCCGCGAAGAGTTGAAAAAACTTGAAGATTAGGGTTGACAGATAAGTATTCCGTGCTTATCTTTAAGGTCAAACAAATGCCGAATTGGGTTTGTTTGAATTAAATATAACTTGCTTAATTAAGGAGAAATAGTATGACACGATTAGTACCATCTAATATTTTTAACGAACTTAGACACGATCCTTTCCTTGTTGGATTTGATCAGTTTTTTGATAGACTGGTTTCAACGGGTGCTGGAACTACACAGGCAGCATCGTATCCTCCGTATAATATCGTAAAGGTTTCAGAGGATGAATTTCGCATCGAGATTGCGATTGCAGGATTTAGTGAAGATGATGTGGAAGTAACCGTTCAAGACGATAAACTAACAGTAGAATCTGTTAAAGATCATTCTGCTGGGGTTGGTGACGAAGTTCTGATTCATCAGGGAATTGCAGAACGTAACTTTAAAAGAGTTTGGACATTGAGTCCCACCATTGGTGTTACGGGTGCAAAGTTTGTAAATGGTCTTCTCACGGTTAGTCTTAAAAACGAGACTCCTGAGAAGTTGAAACCCCGAAAGATACCGTTCAGCTAATCTTTCGGTTAGACCGGGGGGAGCTTTTGCTCCCCCCTTTTTTATGTTAGGAGATGTTTTATGTTTATTTTTAGTAAGCCCGATAGAGATATTGATCGTGTTTTTATTCATTGTTCTGCATCAGGATTAGCGGCGCATGACGATGTTGAAGTGATTCGTAGCTGGCACCTCAAGAATGGTTGGAGTGATATTGGTTATACCTATTACATCACTTTTGATGGAACTGTTCACCGAGGAAGGGATGTTGAAATTACTCCAGCAGCACAGAGAGGTCACAATACAGGAACGATTGCAATTTGTCTTTCGGGTCTTGCGGTAGGCGACTTTACTCAAGAACAGTTTGAGTCGTTGAGAAATTTGTGTGAACAAATTGATGACCGGATTCCTGATGTAACCTTTCATGGTCATTGCGAAGTTTCTGATAAGGAATGTCCTGTCTTTGATTACAAGGAAATTCTAAATCTAACTGATTTGGGGGTGATTCAGCGGACATCTTCTTTGTATGATTATGCTGATGAAGTTGCTAAACTCAATGCTGGAATTGTTGAATCCAAAAAAGAATTTATTAAATTGTTTGAGGAATTGATGGGTATCGAAGAAGGTGTGAATGATTTAATTGTTCGCACTCGTGAATTGGGAGATGAAATCGAAAAATTATAGGATTATATTATGGCATTTTATACAAACGTAAGAGCTGTTGGAAACCAGATTTTCCTTCGTGGCGTGGATGATCTAGGAGAACGATTCTCTAAGAAGGTTCGATACAGTCCAACACTATTTACTTCTTCAAAGAAAATTACGAAGTACACTACCATTGATGGTAAGTATGTTTCTCCAATTTCTTTTGGTGGATTAAAAGAAGCCAGATCCCGCATTGAGGGTTATAAAGACGTTGAAGGTTTCAATCTTTACGGCTTCGACAAGTTTGATACTACATTTATTGGTGATGAGTATCCCGAAGAAATCGAATATGATTTTGGAAAGATCATGGTTGCGAATATTGATATTGAGGTTGCCTCTGATGAAGGTTTTCCTCATGCAGAGTTTGCTGCCTCTCCAGTAATTTCAATTGCGGTGAAGTTCAATGAAGCATTTTATGTATTTGGTTTTGGGGAGCCTGATGGTTGTAAAATACAGGAAACCCTTGCAGAAAGAGATATCATCTATGTTTCTTGTGATAATGAGATTGATCTTCTTGATCGTTTTCTTTATACTTGGAATGAGTTTTCTCCTGATATCGTTACTGGATGGAATGTAAATGGATTTGATATTCCTTATCTCTACAATAGAATCAATAAGGTAATTGACGAGAAGACTGCAAAGACTCTTTCACCGTGGAAATTTGTTTCTTTTAGAAAGTTTCATTCTGGCTTTGGTCGAGAAGAGACTCGTCTTACCTTGAGTGGTATTTGTGTTCTTGATTATCTAGAGCTTTACAAAAAGTTTACATATGTTAATCGAGAGAGTTATCGTCTAGATTATATTGCGAACGTTGAGTTGGGCGAGAGCAAACTTTCTTATTCAGAATTTGGCAGCTTGCATACATTATACAAGCGGGATTATCATAAGTTCATTGAATATAATGTGAAGGATGTTGAGCTTGTTGGTCGGCTTGAAGATAAGATGAAGTTGATTGAGATGGCTGCTGCTCTTGCGTATTCTGCAAAGGTTAATTTGGATGATGTTTTCTCACAGGTGAGAATGTGGGAAAGTCTTTGTTATCACCATCTTCGCAAAACTAATCGAGTCTATCCCCCAAGAAAGATCACTTCAAAGAGTGAACAGTTTGAAGGTGCATATGTTAAAGAGCCTCATGTGGGATTTCATAAGTGGGTTGTTTCTTTTGATTTGAATTCATTGTATCCTCATTTGATGATGCAGTATAATTTGAGTCCTGAAAAGTTGGTGACAGAAAGTCAAGCAAACAACGATCTTGTTGAATCTCTGAAGCGTGGACCTTGGGATACCATTGCCAGTTATGATAAACTTATTGAAAAGGATTTTGACACATCACTGTTAAAGCGGGATGATCTTACGGTCACACCAAACATTATGTTCTTCAAGCGAGACTCTCAAGGATTCCTTCCTGAGATTCTGGAGGATCTTTATAACAAACGAAAGTCTTCAAAGAAGAAGATGCTCGAATGTCAGCAATTAGCAGAAGGTTCAACTGGATATGAAAAACAAAAGTATTTGAATTTGATTTCCAAACATAATAATGATCAGCTTGCTAGAAAAGTTCAATTGAATAGTGCGTATGGTGCATTGGGAAATCAATACTTCAGATTCTATGATCTTCGTATTGCGGAGGCTGTTACCAAAGCTGGTCAGCTTTCTATTCGTTGGATCGAACAGAGAATGAATGAATATTTGAATAATGTTTTGTCCACTGAAAATGTTGATTATGTAATCGCAAGCGACACAGATAGTATCTATGTTGTTCTCGACAAACTAGTTCAAAATGTATTTGCTGATGATTCAGATAAACAAAAGATAGTTAGGTTTTTAGACGAAGTATGCAGCAAAAAGATTGAACCTTACATCGACAAGTGCTATACTGACCTTGCTGAATATATGAATGCGTATGACCAAAAGATGGTTATGAAAAGAGAAGCAATTGCTTCGACTGGATTGTGGACTGCCAAAAAGAGATACGTTTTAAACGTGTATGATAATGAAGGAGTTTCTTACAACGAACCTAAGTTAAAGGTGATGGGACTAGAAGCGGTTAAGTCATCGACCCCAGAAGTATGTCGCGACAAGATTAAAGGCACTTTGTCTATTATGATGAACGGGTCTGAAAAACAAATTCAAAAATATATTGCAGAATTTAAAGAAGAGTTTTTCGGTCTTTCCGCAGAGGATGTTGCTTTTCCTCGTGGTGTGAATGGAATTAAAAAGTATGAGGAAAACAACAAATACATAAAAGGCACACCCATTCATGTGAAAGGTTCTATTATTTACAATCGGTTAGTCAAGGAAAATAATTTAAATTTGATGTATCAAGAAATTCGTGATGGAGACAAAATTAAGTTTTTATATCTCAACAAACCAAATCCTTGTGGCGAAAGTGTTATTTCTATTTCAAATAATTTGCCAGAGGAATTTGGGTTGAATACATATATTAACTATGATATGCAGTTTGTTAAATCATTTCTTGATCCCGTAAAAGTGTTGTTGGACTGTATGGGTTGGAAATCCGAAAAGACCAGCACGCTAGAGAGGTTTTTTGTATGACAAATAATGAAAATATTAATGATGAAATTGAGTCTGAATCGTTTGATAATGCTTTAGAAGCTCAAAACTCTGCGAACGAAGTTCTTGGTGCTTTGTTTGGTTCTGAAGGTGACGGTTTAGAAAAGGCTGGCATCTTTATGCTAATGGATGATATTAAGAATGATTCCGTTCGACCAGTAATTGATTGGATTTTTAGGAACAATCTTTCACCAAACCAACCAGAACATTTAACTTTAATTTTGAATTCTGGTGGGGGTAGCGTGACAGATGCATTCGCGCTTATTGATACTATGCGAGGTTCTGGTATTCCTATTCATACAATTGGTTTAGGTGAAGTATCTAGTGCAGCTTTGATGATCTTTATGTCTGGAGAGAAGGGTTATCGAACTCTTACTCCAAACACTTCAATCTTGTCTCATCAGTATTCTTGGGGTAAGTGGGGCAAAGAACATGAACTTGTTACTGCGGTAAGAGCGTTTGATCTAACTGCAAAGATGATTCTTGATCATTATAAGAAGTGTACAGGAATGAGTGAAAAGAATATCCGTAAGGTGTTGCTTCCTGCTCATGATGTTTGGTTGAGCGCATTGGAAGCAAAGAAGTATGGAATCTGCGATGCAATTAAGGACTTGAAGTAGATGTATACAATTATTACGAAAGATAATTGTAAGTGGTGTGTTCTGGCAAAGAAGGAATTTAAAAAGAGGAATCTCTCATACCATGAGAGGAATATTCCAGAGGATCTTTCTAAAGAAGAATTTCAACATATAACTGAACAACACGATACAAAGTTAACAGTCCCTAAAATCTTTAAAGGGACAGAGTTGATTGGTGGTTATGAGGATCTTCTTGAATATTTTGAAAATGATCAAGGTGGATATGGAGAAGGTAAATTATGAGTGGAACATTTGATTTTCTTGGTGATTTGAGTAAGGTGAATTCGTTTGTTGATCAGTATGCAGATGTAACGTCATATACTGATACAGGTTCTTATATTTTGAATGGTCTTATTTCGGGTTCGATTTATAAAGGTCTTCCGGGGAATAAGATTACTGCCCTTGCTGGTGAGTCTGCAACAGGTAAGACTTTCTTTCTGATGGGAATGATTCGCCAATTTCTTAATGATCACAAAGACGGTGGAGTTATTTTCTTTGAGAGTGAGTCTGCCATTACACACGATATGTTTGATGAGCGTGGTATTGATAGCGAACGTGTAACAATGCTTCCGGTGTCCACTGTTGAAGAGTTTCGTACACAGGCAATGACTATTCTGAAGAGAGTTCAGGAGACACCCGAAAGTAGTCGTCACCCTCTTCTGTTTTGTTTGGATAGTCTGGGTCAGTTGTCAACAAGCAAGGAAGTTGCCGATGTGGAATCTGGTTCTGAGAAGAGGGACATGACTCGCGCTCCTATGATTAAGGGTGCGTTTCGTGTGTTGACGATTCAGTTAGGTAAGCTAGGAATCCCAATGGTTGTCACCAATCACACATACGACAGCATCGGGAGTCTGTATCCAACAAAGGAACTTGCTGGTGGTAGTGGCTTGAAGTATTCTGCTGATAATATTATATTTCTTTCAAAGCGAAAGGAAAAGGTTGGGACAGATGTTGTTGGTAATGTTATTCATTGCAGAAACTATAAGTCTCGTTTGACGGTGGAAAACAAGATGGTTGATGTTCTTCTTCGTTACGATACAGGACTTGATCGGTATTACGGTTTGATTGAACTTGCTGTGGCTCATGAAATTTTCAAGAAGGTTTCTAATAAGATCGAGTTGCCGGATGGAAACAAACACTATGCAAGTCACATTATAAAAAACGCAGAGAAGATTTTTACAAAAGATATTTTAGATAAGATTGACGAGGCATGTGGGGTTGAGTTTAAATACGGAACCACGCAGGCTGTAATGTCTGAAGGTGTGGAGGAGAGTGGTGATGTGGGAGAAGTCTAATGTCGATTCTAAATGAGGCAAATGAAGTAGACATCAAAAGTTATTATAATGTCATTCCTAATTCTGACGGAAATGTTAAAATTATAGATGGACCTTTTGAGGGGTTGATTTATAAGTATGGTGAATTTAAGTTGGTGGCTCCGAAATCGGAGGACGAACAACCAGCAATGAAGTATGACTTTGACATTATTCACATGCCACCTGATTTAAAAAACATGAGTTTCCCTGATGAAATGAAGAATACATTTGATCAGCTTTTGGTTTCTATTCTGGTAGACATGGTTCAAGACAACATCGCCGAGGAAGTGAGGATTGATTATGACAACACGAACGGAGAAGGTGATATTGACGAGTCTTTTGAAAGACGAGTCTTTTATAAAATCGACAGTTCCGTTCCTTAAAGAAGAATACTTTCATGACAATGTTGAGCGTATTGTTTTTAATTCGATCATCGAATATATAAATAAATACAACACCAATCCATCAAAGGATGCTTTGTCGATTGAGATTTCTGAAAAGTCTAATGTCGGGAAAGAATATGATTCTGTTATATCTCTTTTAGATGAGCTTGATCAGAACAACTCAGATCATGACGAAAAGTGGTTGATGGATGCAACAGAAAAGTTTTGTCAAGACAAGGCAATTTACAATTCAATCATGGAGTCTATTCAGATTCTTGATGGAAATACGAAAAAGGATAAGGGTGCTATTCCAACTCTTTTGACAGAGGCTCTTTCTGTTTCGTTTGATTCTCATATTGGACATGATTATATTGAGGATTCTGATGAACGATTTGCATATTATAGGAGAAAGGAAGAACATATTCCTTTTGACATTTCTCTTCTGAATGAGATTACAGAAGGGGGGTTGACTAAAAAAACGTTAAATGTTTTGATGGCATCTCCGGGTGCTGGTAAAACTTTGGCAATGTGTCATATGGCTGCAAGTGCAATGTCTAGTGGATACAATGTTTTGTATATTACTCTTGAAATGGCAGAGGAAAAAATCTCTGAAAGAATAGATGCGAATCTGATGAATGTTTCGATGTCAGACTTAAAGAGTCTTGCCAAACAAATGTATGACAAGAAGATTGGTGATTTGCGACAAAAGACTACGGGTAAACTTATTGTAAAAGAATATCCAACAGTTCAAGCTGGAGCAGGACACTTCAGACATTTGGTGAAAGAGCTTACTATGAAAAAGAAGTTTGTTCCTGATCTTGTTTTTATTGACTATATCAATCTTTGTCAGTCGATGGTTTACAGGGGAGCAAACGTAAATAGTTATGAGAAAATTAAAAGTATCGCAGAAGAACTTCGTGGATTGGCTGTTGAACTCGCTGTTCCCATTGTTACTGCGACTCAGATTAATCGTTCTGGATCATCTAGTAGTGATGTTTCAATGGAAGACGTGGCAGAGAGTTTCGGTCTTCCTGCGACGGCTGATCTTTTTCTGGCGTTGATTCGTACAGATGAATTGGATGAGATGAACCAGATTATGATTAAGCAATTAAAAAATCGTTATTCTGATATGACTGCCAAACGCAGGTTTGTGATTGGTGTTGATCGTAATAAAATGCGATTGTTTGATTGTGAAGATGATGCTCAGGGTGAGATTATGCAGGATAGTGGATTATCCTCAACGGTCAGTTCTGGCATTAGTAAAAGTTCATTTTCAGATTTGATTGTGGACTAAATATATCGCATAATGTTCATGAGAACATAAACAAAGGAGAACCAAATGGAATTTTTAACAGGAAATGTAAGTGCAATCGTTGAGATTGTAACTCAGGTGGTTGGTGTTGCTGCTCTTGTTGCAACACTTACCCCAAATGAGTCTGACGACAAAATCGTTGGATTCATTCTCAAGATTGTTAATGTTCTGGGCGCTAACGTTGGTAAAGCATCCAACGATCCCACTGCCTAGATAAACAACACATCTAAATTTAAGACCCAGAGTCTAGATTATATTATTT